ATTGAAGAGGAACTGGCGACGATTAACAACTACCTGGAAGACAAGGTGAAGTACGAACCGGAATATGCGGAATATCAGATAGTTCGGGCGGATGCCAAAACGTTAGCAACGGTGGTCAAACCAGATTTGAACATCAAGGAAGTTGAGGTGGTAAGGTGACAAATGAGAAACCAGAGGTAGAAGTCAAGACGCCGGAATTCACCAGGGAAGAGCTAGGAGTCATTTCCCAGCTTGTGGCGCAAGCAACCGTCAAGGTCATCGACGCCCCGCCAGTTATTGCGTTGGTGAACAAGATAGCGGACATGATTGAGGCAATGGACGACCAGGAGAAGTAACGTGCCCTACAAGTCCTTGAAGGATGCGAATAATGCAATTTTAGGAATTGACCCGCCGGTGACGCTGGCTCAGGCGAATATGATTAGCGAATGGGCCGATGCGATGGCGGCAAGTACATCGAAGAACAAGCCGGAGAATCCTTGGGCCGCAAGTATTTCGCAATTTTACAAGCTGTACCGCAAGAACGAGGCAGGCACAGCTTGGGTACAGAAGCAACAGGAGACCCGCAAGGAACGCCGGACGCAGGAAGCGTTCAAGACCGTCGACGGCAAGAAGCGACCTGCTAGTGATTTTCTTGTGGTGGGAAGCAAGAACGATCCTGACACCTGGTCATTACCGGCGAAGGTCAACGGCAAAATAGACCTTCAGTTGCTTAGGGAAGCCTGGGTCACATTGCGCGGCAACAAGTACGACGGCCCGGACGAACAGAAGGCGATTGACAAGCTAAAGGCATTATACAAGCGGGCGGACATGCCGCTCCCGACGGAGGAGACAGATATGGCAATAGTATTCAACGACGACCCGCAGTTTGACGACGCGGTTATCATCGAAAAGGACGGTAAGTTCTACCACGCGCCCTTTCGGGAGGATCAACTGGCCCCCACCGGAGAATGGCGAGAGGTAGTGCGGCAGTGGGTCTTCGTGGAGGCAGACGCGACACCCGGCGGCCCGGAAATGTGTGTCTGTCCGGAATGCGGAGCAGAAGCAGAACATGAAGCGGGCTTGCCTTGTCGGGCTACCAAGTGTCCCTCCTGTGGAGCGGACATGATCGCCAAGGTCGAAGCAACGGAAATGAGCTTCGCCGAGAGTGCCTCCGGCGCGGCTATTTCTCTACACGAAGCCACCGAAGCGGAGCCTCTGGTGATGGATGTGTGTCTCATTCAGCCCGGTTGGGGCAATGCGAGCGACAATAACTATTACTCCAGAGAGATGCTGAAGCGGGACGCCCACCAGTTCGTCGGAGCGCATCAGTTCGAGAAAGACCACACGAACGACAAGACGACACGGGACTGGGTAAGTACCATTGATTCTATTGTGGGCGAGACCGCAGAAGGCGGGCCTATTGCCAGGGTGGTGGTGCATGATCCGAACTTTGCGGAGCGGGTCAAGCTGCTGGACAAGGCGGGGCTGCTCAAAGAGTTGCCGTGTTCCATTCTGGCAAGCGGCATGGCTACGGAATTTGAGTTGGACGGCAAGAAGGGCAATCAGGTCGAGGCAATAACGAAAGTGAGCGCGGTAGATTGGGTGACGGCGGCTGGAGCAGGTGGTCACGCACTATCGCTGAGCGAACAGGAGGCAGATATGAGCGAGAAGAAACGAGACGTAGACGAGACCATCGAAGTGTCAGAAGACGCCACGGAAGTCAGCCTGACAGAAGACGAAACTGGGACGGAAGAGATCCCGACGGCGGACGCGGCAGTGGCACCGGAAGAGCCGGATCAGGACGAGCAGGAAGACGATGAGGTAGAACATCTGACCGGCACGGAAGTCAGTGTGGCGCTAGAGGCGGCTCAGTTACCACCGGCGGCCAGGGCCAAGCTGGAGCGAGGACAATACACCGAAGCAGAGCTACAGGAAGCCATCACCGCGGAGAAAACGTACATCAGCGACTTGACCGAGGCGGGCAAACCGTTCGGGCATAGTCCGGCGGCACGCAAGGCCAAGGTTGACTTGGTCGAGATCGAGCAGAAACAAGACGCCGTCAACGCTCGGTGGATCGGCTCCAGGGTGAGGGAGGAGGCACATGGTCGTGAGTGACAGCATGAGAAGTGACTACGAAGTTTCGTCCGAAGGTGGAGTGGTGCATTGGGAAATTCCCTACGCGCGGCTGACGGATACCACACCCACGGAGACCATGCCGGCAGAGGTCACCAGTCGCACAGACAGCACTCAGATGACCGGGACTATTCTGGGCGTAGACGCCGATGACAGCGTGGCCCTGATCGACTTCACCAGCAGCATGGTCTACTGGCATGAAGTCAGGAACGTCTTGACCTATTCGGGAGAGGCAGAAAACACATTCGGAGCCATCAATATCGGTGACGAAGTATACTACGACCACGGAGTCACCATGCCGGTGGGAGTGTACCTGAGCACCTCGCCGTTGAACAATGTGGGGGCGACAAACACCCGCTTCGGGTGGGTAGTATCTGCGAATGATACGGACATGGCTCTGTTCGCAAAGGGCGATGCGACCGCATCTACAGAAGAGTGCGCCGTGATGCAACTAGGGGCAGGCTCTGCGGCCACGTAACAGGAGGATAACATGACAGAAGCGATTCGAAATGACTATGAAGTTTCCAGCGAGGGTGCGGTTCGGCATTGGGAAATTCCTTACGCTCGCATGACCGACACTACACCGACGGCAACGTTACCGGCAGAAGTGACCAGCCTGACGACTGGCACGAAGTTGACCGGGACTATCCTGGGGGTAGATGCTGACGACGATGTAGCGGTAATCGATTTTACCTGCGGGATGGTCTATTTCCACGAGGTCAGGAACGTCTTGACCTACGACCCAGGTGTATCAGAGCTAACCTGGGGGGCGATCAATATCGGTGACGAAGTATACTACGACTCGTCCGCTTCCATGCCCGCAGGGGTAAAACTCAGCACTTCACCGCTGGCGACCGGCACGGGCAACAACACCCGCTTCGGGTGGGTGGTATCAGCTGACGACACAGACATGGCGCTGTTCCCTAAAGGCGGGATCACGGCCAGCACACAAGAATGCGCCATCATGCAGTTGGGCGCAGGATCCGCGGCTACCTAAGCCACGGATGAGGAGGACAGTATCATGTATCAAGTGACACAATGGCTCATGGACTTTGCCGAAGCAGAGCGCGGCACCGGTCGCGTTAATGACGCGCAACTCGATGAGCGGCTGAAAGCAATGCAGACTCTGGGCAACCGGGGACGTAGCATGACCGACCAGGCCGAGTTCATGGAAACCATGACTACGGCGCATTTCACGACTTATTTCGGAACGGCTCTGAGCAGGGCGTTCTACAGTGACTATGAATACCAGGGCGGCTCGTGGAAAAACTACACTTACGCCGACACCGCGCCGGACACCAGAGACGTCAGCCGCATGAGAATGACTGAACCTGGCACGTTAGAGCGTCGGCGCGAGAAGGCTGAGGCCAAGGCTACCTATGTGGCCGAGAGCGAAATCCACTACAACGTGGAGGAGTACGCCCGGCAGTTCGACGTATCCTGGCAGACCATTCTAAACGACGACCTGGGCAAGATCCAAGAGACGCCACAGCGCATGGCCAAAGCGGCCCGCAGATTCGAGGACAGCTTTGTCTCGAACCTGTACGATAACGCTACCTTGGCAGCGACGTTGATTGGCTTGGGCGCACCCTGGTCGGGTACTGGCAGATTGACCACGGCTAACCTGGCTATCGGACTCAACGCCATGATGCAGCGCACCGACGTCAACGGTAACGCCATGAACATCAGCAAGTGCTACCTGGTCATCCCGCCGATCCTGGAGATTCAGGCCGGACAGATGCTCAATAACATACTCGCTTTTGGCGGCCCCGGTGGTAACGAGCTGGGCAAGTTCGTGAGCGGCATCTACGTCGATCCGTACATTACCACCGCAGGCGCAAACGTGCCTTGGTATTTGTTCGCTGATCCGAGCGAGATCCCGGCAGTGAGTGTGTTGCGGCTGAACGGCTGGCCCGGACCGGCAGTGTTTATGAAAAAGTCGGACATCCAGATGGTCAGTGGTTCTGTACCGGCGGCATTCACGATGGGGTCATTTGCGACTGGTGACATCGAGTTCGCTTGTGAGGATGTCATCGGTGGATGGGATGACGCGAGCTATACGGGTGCCACCGATTTTCGCGGGATTTATTTCAGCAATGGCACTACGATCTAGTAGAAAGAAACGGGGGCATAATGGTAGAGAAATTGCAGAGTATCAAACACAAAACGCCAGAGATGGAGGCTTACCTTGCGGTCGGATATGGCATGAACCTCAAGAAAGCTAAACTCATCATCAAGGAGCGCGGGGAAGACCCGCATCTCTGGCCATACGAAGAGTATCAGAAGGCGCTGGCATTCATCGAGGCCTACAACGGCGTGCCGACGCCCTGATGAGGAGTATAACCAATGGCGAATAAAATATTTAATGCGCCAGTCCAGGAGTACCGGGAGGGTCAGCTTGGCATCCCCGGCACGAGTGCGGACAGCTACGTCGGTGAGGGCGGCAAATGCTTCTTCATCGGGCGGCAGAGCACACGGGATGTGGCGGCTAGTGACAACCACGACGGGACTGATCCCCGCGAACCGATGGCGACGCTGCAAGGTCTCATTGACCGCACCGCCGCGATTGCCGCGGGTACAGGAACGAGAGAACCGTACCTGAGAGAACACGATACCGTCTACATTCAGGCGGACATCAGCGAATCAGTCGTAACCGGTGACACCACCGACATGCCTGACCACATCAGCATCGTCGGAGCCGGCAGTGACGAATGGTCTCCGGCCTGGTCAACGGACGCTGTAGGAAGTCCGTGCTTGACTCTACGAGCGTTGGGCTGGACGGTACAGGGCATCAAGTTCCTGCCTGGCTCCGGGGCTGCCGGTATCAAGTTAGAACTGGTAGCAGCCAGCAACTACAACGCCAGCCGAGCGACCATCAAGGACTGTGAGTTCGACGGGGCATATACCGGATTTTACGGAATAGAATTCAGTGGTGCGCCGTACGACGTCAAGATCGACGGCTGCGAGTTCCGGGAACTGACGGCGGCAGGCAATGCCTATGCCATCATCATCACCGACACTAGCTACGCCCATCCCTATATGTGCAAGATCACCAACAACCTGTTCTGGGAGAACGAGAACCACATCGGTTCGTTTGACCAGCTTCGATGTTTCAACACATCGTTGTTCAAGGGGAACGTCTTCCACGACGGTGAGGGCATCACGGCAACCAACATACTGGACATGAGGGGCGGCGCAAGCGGCCACAATATCGTGACGGGCAACGTCTTCTCTGGTGACTACTCGAATACTGGCGGGTACTACGCAAACGTGGCGACTCCCGGCAACTGGGTGGGCAATATCGCCGAGGACGTGACTGAACTTGAAGTTGCAGATAATGGCTTCACCGTCGCTATCCCGGCCGCGTGATGAAATAGGAGGATACACAAATGGCAAATCCAAAGGGTTCCGCTTGGTACGATGCGGATGGAACCGGGCAGTTGGGTAGTGAGGTCGCATCGCAAGTGATTACATTCGACGCCGGGGCGGGTAGTGGGGCAGTGGGGGTTATTCCACTGTTCACCGTTACCGGTGCTGTGGCTTTCAATCTGACGGCAATCTGCACCACCATACTGGCGACGCAGGCGGGGGCAACGATCTCCGTCGGTACACCGGCATCGGTGGCGGGCATCATAGGCGTCACCACGGGAGTTGATATTGACGCAGGAGACATCTGGTTCGCGGCAGCTCCGGCGACCGTCCTGGACACTATGGCCAACACGCTGCTTGAGTTCGCGATTGGCGACGGAGCAGACATCCAGGCCGACGTCTTGGTAGATACCATTGACTCTGGCGTGATCGAGTTTCGTTGCTTCTGGACGCCCCTGACCGTAGGTGCATCCGTGGTAGCTGCATAGGAGGCGACATGGCAAAGATGAAATGGAAATCAAGTGAAGTTGTCGAGGTCGCTGTGCCGGTAGAGAAGCCAGAGAAGCCGAAGAAGCCGAAGGTTGATCTGGTTGCGAAGAAGCGCAAGGCTGAACGCGAAGAGCTCGCCATCAAGATGCGAGCATCCAACCTCACGGTGGACGAAAAGCGGGCGTTAGTACGTAAGTTCAATGAGAAGTAGGGGAGGTTGACATGACCGTAAACGATAGAACCGTTGGAGTCATGGAGGGACAATCTGGCGTGTTGGGTATCAATTATACCGCCACGTTCGGGAAGTCCATGATGTCCGACCGGCGGCTGATGTACGTCAACCCCAACCACGGTGACGCCACTGACAATGGCAACACAGGTGAAAACCCGGAGCAGCCCTTCCTCACGGTTGCGGCTGCTCTGGCGAGAACCAGGGACAACCGGGGTGACGTGATCTTTGTGGGGCAGAACGATGCCTGGACGTATGGCGGTGGTTCCACCTGGCAGACGGCAATTGCGGAGGAAGTGACCATCACCACCGAGGGCGTTAGTATCATTGGCACGAATCCTGGCGGGCTGGGCGTCTACTGGAATCCTGTCACGGCCGCGGGAGCGGGAACGTGTATCACCGTTCATGCGATGGACGTGTTGATCTCAGGCTTCGCCTTCGAGGGCGGCGCGGAGGGTGGTACGGGTATCTATGCGCTGTGGGATGGGGCAACCATGTTCGGTGAGAACATGATTGTCAGGGATTGCTACTTTGATAGCGACATGGACATTGGCATCCAACTGAATTTCTCTTGGAATTGCGAAATATCTGGCTGTAATTTCCAGGAATGCGACTCCGTTGGTATCTACTGTGACACGGCTGATAGCGGAGCGGACTACAATCGCATCCACCACAATATCTTCCATGATTGCGGGGCTGGCGGAATCGGTGCCATCTCGTTACAGGGCTGCTCGGAAAATCACATCTGGGCCAACTCGATATTCAACGGATCGGCACAGGGCGGAGGAGCTGCTACAGACGAGGGCATCGATACAGCGGGCGGTGGCGATAACCAGGTCTTCGACAACTACTTTAGTTGTGCTAATGCCGGAGTTGGTGCTGGTGACTACGACGATTTAAATTCCGCATCGGCAACCGACGCATGGGTAGCGAATCATGTAATGACAGGATTAGCAATCACGAATCCTGCCTGACATAGGAGGCAACATGAAACGAATGAAGGTTGAGGACCGACTTAAGCAAGCTAAGGAGAAGTTCCCGAAGAAGGTCGCTGCCCTGAAGGCGAAGGGCAAGTGGTCTGAGGCGCAGGAAGCGAAGGCCAAGCAGAAGGGTCACAAGACGAAAGAGTAGCAACTCGGGGGTAACATGACTTCAACTTATACCGACGGGGTACTGTACCTGAACGCCGGGGATAACCTATCCGAAGGCTTGGCCTATCTGGGCGATCTGACCGGCCGCACCCTGCTATGGGTGACGCTCAAGAAGTCCCTATCCGATGCGGACGGGGCAGCTCTTCTGCAGATTGAAGAGACCGCCGGGTTGACGTATATCAACGGGGCTGCGGCTGGCACTCCGGCGAACGGTTCCATTACCGTGACCAACATAGCAGCGGGTAACATGACCTGGGCATTGGAAGCGGCAGAGAGTGTCAAGTTAATCGGTGTCTCGGGCAAGTGTTACTTGGACGTGAAATGGGCTGATGCACTTGGCGACATCTGGACGTTACACCGCAAGAAGGTCGTTATCACGGCAGACTCAACCAGGGCGGTGGCATGATGGCATGTGACGGCAGATACGCCAACGCAGACGATTTCCAAGCGGTCTGGGGCTGCGAAGTCAATCCCGACTATGAATCGCTCATCAATCGGCAGCTTGACTTGGGAGCCGCTCAGATACATGCGGCATTGGCATCGGTGGCAGCCTGCGACTGCACTCTGGCGGACTGGGCCACAGAATACCTGAAGCATCTCAACAGCGTCGTCGCGGCTCTGACTTTGCAAGGAGCCTGTCCGTGTCCGAACCTGACGACGGAAGAGATCGGCGTCTACGGCGAATGGGTCAACACTCGGATGGAAGAGATACGCACCGGTAAGATCGAGCTATGCCAAGACGCGACCGGCATGGACTACCCGGCGTTCGGCACAGCAGAAATAGCGACCACTGGTTTTGCGGCTAGACGCATCTTGGAGAACTACTACCTGAGGACGCGAACCTAATGGCGATACGAGGCAGAAAACCAGGAATCAGTTTACAGCCGGTGTTACCATTGGCTTTATTGACCAAACGAATGCAAGCAGCGATTGTTGCCGACCAGTTGAAAATGGCGAAGGATATCAAGAAGGACTTTGACAAGACGACCAAGACTTGGAAGCATCGGCCCAAGATGCAGGTCCGAGTCAAGCACCCGATTCGAGTTATGGACGGGAAAGCCATGCTGGAAATCAATATTGGTCCCGACCCGCTTGACCCAGACGCTAAGATTTTTACATTTGTAGACTTGGGAACGAAGAAGCACCGTATCCCGAAAGTGGGGAATACTACCGCCAAGCCGTTATATTTTCAGTGGGGCGGGCCTGGTTCGTATAAGGCCAAGACCAAGCCGCGAGCATTAGGCTCGACGGCTGGAGGTTCAACTGGACCGTTTATAACCAGAATGAGCGTCATGCACCCCGGTACGGAGGCGCGTAAATTTAGCGAGACAATCGCTCGGAGGTGGGGGCAACTCGGTCGCAAGTATTTGCCCAAGACTATGACCAAGGTAGTACAAGTATCAGGCCACAGCATGAAGGGAAGGTGACCATGGTAGACAAAGAGAAATACGGAATCAAAATTGACGAGGAAGTGACAGAATCCAAGGGAAAGGCTCGGAAGGTGAAGCCGGAGGGCGTGCCCTGGGAAGAGTTGAAGTTCAAGCTAAACGCGCGGGACTTTGCTCAGGTGATGCGA